CTTAGGCCTTTTACGCCTCCTTGATCTTACAAGAGTCGAGAAAATTATTGACGCTTGGAAAATCTTCTCCTGTCGCTTCGTCGAAAATATTACAAACGAAGGACTGAAGGAGACAACTAAGTTATATAAGTCTCTTTACATGATAGCAGTGAGAGTTACTTTGGGGCTTCCCTTTGAACCACTGTCATTCCGTAAATCAGACAAGCGCGGGATTCCTCAGCTCCTATTTCCACTTTTATTCCTTCTTGAATCCAGGGACCCGCTACTAAAGAGAATTGGACTAACGATGGCGAAAACTTACCTTCTGGTGAAATTACCAGTTAGTAAGGATGTAACCAGTATAGTCTCACCCCAGCTTGGCCGAGGTGAGTTTACAAACTCTTTTTCACAATTTGTGGGACTGTTTGTACAACCGCTTACGCTGGCTGAACCAAAAGTTGATTTTACCTTTGGTGTACGCTCTGGGCCAAATGGCCCAGCCGTCTTAACAGCCCACATGGATGCCTGGGCTCTCAAAGAGAATAATCATCTCTATGAAGCCTGGGTTGCCCTTGCGGGTCTGATCAGTTCTCCTCTCCGATCTTCTTTCCATCATTGCCTTCAATACCCTCTTACAACCAAAGCAAAGCTTCTAGTTGGCAAACTAGCCTTCCTTTCAGAAGACGGAGGTAAAACAAGAATAGTCGCTATAGTGGATTTCTGGACTCAGCAATTGCTGAAGCCATTCCATACAGCTATACTCAGGTACTTGAGCAAGATAGAAATGGACTCTACAATGGACCAACGCACTGCCTTTAAAAGGGCAATGAATCAATCCAAAGGAAAATCCGTCTGGTCGTTCGATTTGTCCAACGCAACTGACCGATTCCCTCTCTCCCTTCAAGAGTTCGTTTTCACGAAACTCTTTGGGAGCAGGATAAGCCAATTGTGGAAAACACTTCTAGTTGACCGAGACTTTCTCATTGAGAAGAATAGGTCTGATGTAGTTAGATGGAGAGTGGGTCAACCACTTGGAGCGTATAGCTCTTGGGTGGTTTTCACACTTACCCACCATCTGGTTCTCCAGTATTGTTATTACAATACCCTCTCACAGTCAGATAAAATTAATTACCAGCTGTGGGAATTTAAGGATTACCAACTTTTGGGTGATGACATAATAATCTGGAATTCCGCGATCGCTAATGAATACAAAATATTCATGAATGATCAAGGAGTAGAGATCAATTTCACGAAGTCTCTTATATCTGGTCCGGCCCAGTCCGCTGGCGAATTTGCAAAATGCTTGTTCACCAACGGTGCTGAGGTCTCTCCACTGACTCTGACGTCTCTTGAGGCAGGGATGTCATCTCTTTACGAGATGCCAAACCTACTTTGGGAAATGTCAAGTCGATGGGGACTTCCAGTCAGCCTCGTTGAGCTTTATGCTTCCATAGCCTTCCAAATAAATATTAAAGGAAGTCAGATTTTATCTGATATATTTGCATTCCACCGTCTAGGGCAGGGTGAAAACACTGCCCCTTTCTGTGCATTTGGGGATATCTCCACCGTTTTACAACGGCTAAAAGAATATCTCTCAACTATACAAATACAGCTACTTCTTGGAGGTCGAAGAAAGCTCTCGTCGAAAACTATCCCGAATCCATTTAAGGATTCCGGAACGGGATCGGCGAGTGCCGGGAAAACCCTACTTCCTCTATTCAAAGAATGGGGGTTAGAGGTCTCAACCGCTCTACTTGTGCTGCCACGGGATGACAACTCGGAGGATCCCCATCCGATTCTCCTTGCCTATCTTGCTTTTGAGGACCAACTTTCTAATACTCTCAGTTTTGAAAATATGCAGGTCGAAGGTGATGACCCAAGTGACGAACAAATCCTTATAGGACAAGTGAATCACCTAAAGTACACTCCTTCAACTGATCTGTACAGATTCTTTACCGAGGTAAAGGAGAGAAAGGCTCTTCGTAGAAGAGGAGGACAAATAGCAGTTAATTTTCTCTACTATCTCTGCAATAAAG